TTTAATATCTTAGCTTCTAAATTTTGTCCATTGTCCCAAATTATTACGGGTTGAATTGTTTTCATATTTTATTATTTTTACTATTATTAGAATATTCCAATTGCACTACATTGGTAAGTTACTCCTGAAGTAGCAATTGCACTTGTTGTCATAGTTATTTTAGCTGCACCACCACCACCATCACTAACTAAATTAATACTTATTACAGGATTAATTCCTCTTGCTCGTGAAACTAATGTATTAAATGAAGCATCTAATTGTCCATTTGAAGTTGTTTGAACTGCAATCGTAGCACTATAAGCATTAGCACCTGTGTTATTATCACTTACCCATATATAAAATATAGCTGAATAACATCCATTATTGATAGCACCTGTTGGACTTAAAAATCTAAAAATATCTCCTGTGCTATTACCAGCTTGAGTGCCTGATGAACTTCTAAAATTGTTTAAATCTGATTGAATTTGTCCTGTAAACTTAGCCGTTCCTGTAACTTGTAATTTGTTTCCATTATCAGTTGTAGTTCCTATTAATACATTATTACCACTTGGGTTAATAGATATTGGTCTACCACTCCAAGATTGCATCCATACATAAGATGTGCTATTTACACCTATATTAAATTTATCATTTACATTAGTAATAGTAGAATTTCCACTAAAATCTAAAACTCCATTAGATGTAAGTCTCATTTTTTCATTACCATCATTAGTATGAAATTGTATTACATTTGTAGTACTATTTAAATATATTGCATTATTTCTATTTCCAGAAGCAGCTAAACCTAATCCAGTTGAACCACCTTGTAAATACATAATACCATTAGGAGAATAGCTAAAGAAAGTATTATTATCAGATGTAATTGTTGATATTGTTGCTAATTGAATTATACCATTAGATAAAATATTCAATGCATCGGTAACTCCAGATGTATTAAATCTTAAACCACCCATATTATTTGACATTGTGAATGTCGCAGTAGCATTTGTATAAAACATTGATGCCATAGTATCAGCACTCTGCCTAAACCTTAGGAAAATATTACCTGTTGTGTTTGATTGAATTGCTAAAATTGGTGCAACATTTATGATTGTAGTATCTCCAGCCGTTAAAGTACTTGAGAAAGATGCACTTGTGCCACCTAATGCTCCTGTTAATGTACCTCCTGTTAAAGCTAAATATGTACTTGCAGCAGCACTTGTTGTTAGGTAAGTACTATTATCATAAGTTATTGTAGTACCAGAAGCCTTTACAAATCCTGTTCCGTTTAATTGATTTTGTTTAGCATTCCAAGTAGATGCACTTGATATATAAGCATCTGCAATTGCAGAACCATTCCAAGTACCTATTGTAACAACTCCTGTTGCTAATATTTTAAATCTTTCTAAGAAAGTTCCTGTTTGTGTATTACCAAAAACAAAATAGTCATTAGCTAAATCATTATCTCCTACACTAAATCTCATTATACCTAAATCAACAGTAGATTCATCGTGTTGAATATAACCAACATCATTTCCACCACTTTGTACTGGGAAATTAATAGTAGCTAAACCACTTGACTTTGTTATTACTAAATTACCATTCATTAATCCAGAACCATTTACAGTTAAAGCCACACTTGGGGTTGCTCCGTTAATTCCTACATAACCATTTGATGCGATATAAACACCAGAGTTACCATTAGTAACGATGTCTATTGCACCAGCCTCGTAGTTAGTAATTCCTAAGTTGTTTGCAGCACTAAAGTTAATCCCAGCACCATCACTCACAGTTGTACCACTTGTTGCGGTGTGAAATCTTAATCCAGCACTTGTTGAACTATAAATATCAATACCAACTCCGCTTACTGCTGGGTTCAAAGTATTGACACCAAAACTACCATTCTCTTTTAATGAAACAAATCCACTTTGGTTAAGTAGAGTTAAGTTTCTTGCACTTGCAGTTCCTAATTTCTCCGTAGAGATTAAGTTACCATAAGTAGAATCTATTGCTATTCCTATTCCGTTATAGTTAGATGAACCTGTCTTAATAAGTAAACCATATCCGCTATCTAAAGCAGAATCAGCACCTATTGTCGCATTAGGTACAGTTGTGTTTACTCCTAATCTATTTGTAGATGAATCGTAAATAAATCCAGCTTCCGATGTAATGCTATTTGTACCATCGTAATAAGCAACTCTGCCACTTACACCACTACCACCCATTGTTCCGACTGACCAGCTTCTATCAGCACTTAAATCATAAGCCGTTCCGTTAATTGTTAATGTTCTTGATGTAGGTACATAGCCAGTTAAAGCACTTGGTAAAACGTAGTCAGTTCCAGCAACGGCAGCAGTTATAACACCGCTTACCGATTTAAGCATTGCATTAGCAACCTTAGATTGATAAATACTACCATCGGCACTATTAACTCTAAAATTCTCTGCTCCTATCGTAATGATTGAGAAGTCGCCTTCAGCCGTAATACTAAACGCACCCTCGTAGTTCCTTAAATTAGCACCATTAGTATTAAATAAAGCCAATCTAACCCCATCTGTTCCTGTGATGCCAGAGTTAGCCGTATGAAGCCATAAATAGGCACTCGTGCCATTATAAATATCTAAGCCAGTATTAGGAGTTAAAATACCCACACCTAAGTTACCAGCCTCCGTTAAAGATATGTAGCCACTTTGGTTTAACAAGGTTAAGTTCCTCGCTAAAGCCGTTCCTAACTTTTCAGTTGCTATTAAGTTGCCGTATGTTGAATCAGTTGCAAATCCGATACCATTGTAATTTGCGTTATCGTTTTTAAGCAATAAAGAGTAACCACTATCAGTTGCAGCATTTGCTCCAATCGTTGCATTAGGAACTGATGTATTAACCCCAAGTCTATTAGTTGAAGCATCGTAGTTAAACGCAGCCTCACTTGTTATGCTTGTGCCACTATTAAAATAAGCAACACCTGTGCTAACCCCTGTTCCTGTGATAGGGTCAGTTATTGTGTTTTGCTTGTTATTGAAAGTTGACCAATCGGTAGAACTTAATTTACCTGTATTTGTAGCCGAAGCCACAGGAAGGTTAAAAGTATGAGTAGCTACACTTGAAGATATTCCAAAGTCAGTTCCACTTGTTCCTGTTGCAAAGAATTGGTTTTGTCTTGTAAGGTTATTTAAAGAAATCAAACCCTTTGAGAAAGTAGTAACTACTTGACACAAATGATTGTTTTCAGTATGTAAAGTAACTGTTCTACCATCTACGTTTACATAGATTCTAATTGATATTCTATCAGTAACACTTAAAGCAGAAACCGCTACTGGTACTGCAAAATAGTAAGGGTTAATTACTGTTCCTTGATTAATATATTCAGGAACTCCAACGCTTGTACCTAATAAAGTAAACGTTGTGCCATCGTATTTATAAATTTCAGCATAAACAAAAGGGTTACCTGTATTGTTATTTACACTAAAATAGAACTCACAATTAAAGTTACCAGCTGGTACTTCTAATAAAGCTGGGTCATTAGCATCGGTAATGTAACTTGCCACATATCCATTAGAAGATATTGCAATGTCAGTTCCAGCACCACTAATAGGTGTTTTGCCTAATTGTCTATAAGCAACCCCACCAATTGTGCCTTGACTAACGCTTGAATTAAGATAGTAACTAACTGAACTACCACCACCACTTGATGTTGGAAAGTCAGCTAATGTACCATCTCCTCTTACATATTGAGAAGCATCTCCATCTAAAGCGGTTACTACACCACTATTAGCCACCACTGGACCTTGTATATCCCTAATCTTTGCTTCGCCTGTAACTTGTAATTGACTCATAATATTTTATTGAAATAATCCTCTAATATATTCCCCAGCTGCTAATGGTCTACCAAAAGTAAGAACCCCAGTTGCACTTATAAACTTAACATCATCACCTGTTGGAGTTCCTGTTGTTAAAATGTTTTGTGCATCCACACCACCTCTTGAAACGTATAAACAAGCATAACCGATTGTATCCGCAAATGTAATTGAAGTTTCTCCACCACTTGCCGTGTAACCTTTAGTCTTAACTGGGTTAGCACCTACGATAATAACTCCGCTTGGGTCTACTTGTGTTCCTGTTGTGTTGTATGCTCCGCTACCTTGTAGGCTCACGTTATATGTAGCCACATCTTTATAAGGTGCGTTTATTGCTAAACTTGATATATTACAAATTCCATTAATAATAACCAACCCATCAACTCCATTATCCACTACAAACTTAATTTCTATTGGCTCTCTTGCCAATTGCTTTTCTAACATAAACAAATAAGAAAAACCACTCAAAGTAATTAACCCATCACAGGTTACACTCCAAGTAGCTACATCGTTTTTATATTCTCTAAACCAAGCACTTGTTTGGCTTGTTACCTCTTTTTGATCTACGCTTACATTAAAAGCACAATTTGTACTACAAGCAAATGCAACATCCACCTCTGGGTCTACATCTGTTCTATGCCAATAAAGCATTACGTTTTTTCCAATTACTGCTGCCATATTACAAATTTAATCAATTATCCGAATGTTTCTAATATTTCCCCAGCACCACTTATTCTGTATGCTTGGAAGTAAGTATCCGTTACTAAAACCTTCCACCAAATATTCGCACCATTAAATCCAACTGTTAAGAACTCACTTGCATAGAAGAAATCACCAACTGAAGGAACACCAATATCTGCTAAGTAAACAACATTACCAGTTAAAGGTGCAGCAAGAGCAGCTTCCTTAGTTATGTAACCATTTGATCTAAAGTGAGAATATCCTGTAACCTCCGTTGGTAAATTATTACTATCGTAAATAGTAGTCATTGTTGTTTCTACATTATCAGGGTTAATATCCAATAAAGTAGCCGATATTACATCATTAGGTAAATCCATTGTAGAATTTCCTATTATGTAATTTTTATTTTGAACACTTATTTGTGCTGGGTCAGTATCACTTGCCGTAATCCTCATTGCACCGCTAAATCTACCATCAGTTGTTTCCATACCCATAAAAGAAGCATCCAAGTTAATAATGTTCTTATTTAAGCAGTTTGAATATTGCTTAACTACTAACTCACTTAGGCTTCTATAAATATCGGTAGGATATTCTTGTCTGTACCAATTCTTTAAGTTTAATCCTGTTGAATCGCTTAAAAACCCTCTATATGAAAAGAATCCATCGTTTATGTCATTAAATCCTAAAGGAAGGTCAATTTCTAAAACATATTCATTTGAATCAGTTATAAAACTTTCTGTTGTTACTTGTTTAAAGTATGTTTCTACTGTTAATTGAAAGTTACTTGCTTCAATTGAACCAACAGTTGATTTCCAATAAGGAGCAGCAGTATCACATAAAATTAACTCAATAGATAAATCACCGCCAATAGGTAATAAAGGCATAACTAAATCTAAGTTAACTTTTGGGTCTGTTGAATCAAATGGAAAGTAATAAAAGTGATTGTTAAAGGTTGAATTTACCCATTGTTTATTATCATCTAAAAATACTGAATCAACCCCATCATCAACTAATATTTTAAGTATAAATAAAGCATCTGGTCCACTTGCTGGTACACCTAATCCAGCCACATCCATCTTTAGTGTTAATACATCACTTGTATTTACTTTAGGTAAGTTTATTGGTCTTACTAATGCAGTATAAGGATTTGAAAGCGAATACTCCATTATAAAAGAATTGTATCTTTTTTCAGGATATGACTTTACATAAATAATACCATCAACAAATCGTTCTTCTTCCCAAGAAAAAGCATTTCCTACTGTTGGACTTACTACTGTATAATTCTTTAAATCCCAGTTAGTAATATAGTTATTAGGATATTCAATTACTTTATCAAATCTAATCTTATTAAATCCTTTTCTAATTAGCTTAAATTGGCTATTGTCTACAAAATACAAACCGCTTGTATTAGCAGCAAAACCTTCAATATTTCCTGTTGATTCATAAATTGCGTCATCAAATACACTTCCATCACTATTGTAAATAGTAACGTAATAAGAATCTTGTGCAAATTGAGTCAAAGGAACTATGTAAAAGTTTCCTTTTGCTTGAAATAATCTTGAACCAAATGATCTTACTATTTTAGTTAATACATCAAGACAATTTGTAGCTACTTGATTATCATTAACAAATGTTGCATAATTAATGTAAGATTGACCTAATGTATCAGCACTTGGGTCATCCGTTCTATTATCCATTCCTTCCGAATAAAAACTTACTCCGCTTACAATATCATATTCTAAAGGATATTCTAAGTTTAATAAAGCAGTCTTTATGTAAAATATAGCCGTAAAAATATCAACTAATGTTGTGTCATCTGTAATAAAAAAAGGTATTCTTTCTAAAATACCTAACCCATCAATCGCATTAAAAGCTAATTGCTTTCTCCCAGTTGAAAAAATGTATTGAACATTATCACTTAGTATCCATCCTTGCCAATCTATATTAGCACCACTCATTAATCTTACAAAATACTTTCTATCGTTCAAAGTTGTAAAGTCAGGCATATTTGCCACATCATCCGTTACATCAATAGCAACTGCTAATTGGCTA